CTCGGTCTTGCGTGCCATATCGTGAAGCTCCATCATAATTGCTCTAAGTCCTGCCCATTCGTTGTCCGTCTCAGCGGTGATGTTCATTAAGTTATCAATGACTATCAACTCAGGTGGGTGTCCATAGAGTTCAACATAGGCTCTGATCTCTAACTCCAAGTCATCAATGTTTGGAGATGAATCAAAAACCCACTTGATATGTGAAAGTTTTTCTAAGTGTGCATTGTAGTACTGGCTATCGTTTGACAGGTTTGCTTCGACTGTCACTTGTGAGTGACCAGATAGATGCGATACAGACCTCATCATTACAGTAGTAGTATCAGTATCTGCGGAGAAGAAAAGTGTAGGAACCTTGGCTTTGATTGCATAGATCAGGGCGAACATAGACTTACCAGCATTAGGTGCAGCAGCTACCATACATACCTGGCCTCTGCGAAACTTAATACCTTCTACTGCTAACCCATTCCACACATCAGGTAGTGGCGTAGCTTTGGTAAGCACACCACTCCAAGCGCGGGAAAGATTAAGCAACGCCGTCCTCCTGATAGATTTTGATTCCTCGCTCACGTCTGATGCGTTGACGATCTCTAATCGTCAGACCACCCCAGATACCGTGAGCCTCGTTCTTAATACCCCATTCAGCGCACTCTCTACGGTGAGGACACCTATTGCAAATGTTCTTTGCAAAGGTAGCATCAACTGTAGATGCGCCAGGGATACCAGATTCATTATCGGGGAACCAGAAGTCACCACCGATAGTTGCACAACTAGGAGCTTCGTATTTACTTGGCTCCCGCATTGGTTATCGAACCCAGATGGTGTCGCACTTATCTGGCGCACCCTTTGGTGCTGCACACATATAGCCTGACCACGGACCCTTTTGTCCTACACCTGATCGCAGTGTCATTGCACCGTGACGACAGGTATTACCTGATGCTGGTTGTGTATTGTAGTTAGGTTCCTTAGCAGCAACTACCGGTGTTGCATTGAACTGCTGAGCAACTGCTGCAACTGTTGGTGCTGGTGCTGCTTGACCACCTGATAGTTCTAGTCCAGTTGCTCTGATGTTCATTGCGTTCATTGCAAGATCTGCAAGACCTGATTCTAATTCTGTAACTGATGCTGCGTACAAGTTGATGAGTGTTCCATCATTTAACTTGTAATTGATTTGGAACTTTGTTCCTTCTGTAGCCATTTACTTTCCTCCACTTTGCTTTACGGATAGTCGCTGACTCTCAGCTCCTACCTTCTTAGGGACAAACCCTAATAGTTTTTCTACCTCATCACTGTCAACTGACTCGCGCCCTTTAACAGTTGTCCAACTTAGTTCGATACCTGAATTAGTAGTACCCATTACTCCTTCAAAGGATGCCTTCAAAGAATCTTGTTGTGTTTCTAACTCTTTAATCTGTGCTGCTAACTGTAGATATAACAATGCGTTCTTGTCAATCTGTGCGTCAGCAATGATTACTTCACTGACTGACGTACGTTCTTTTTTTAGACCGACGCATCCCATCTGCCCACTTGCGTCATAGAACTTGCAGTAGAACTGACAGTAACTTGCGTCCTTCTCTGGTGCTGGTGCTTCCTTTGCTTCCTTAACAGCCGCTAGCCAACCGAGTGCTTCTAGTGCAATGGACTCATCGTAGTCTTCGGTGTGAACCTTGACATCTCTTTCGTCCCCATCCCTGGCAATTGCTACCAGTGACACTCGGTTGACCGCATAGCCGTTCTTAGCTAGGAGGTAGCCGTATAGCTGCACCTGCCACCGTTGCTGCGTTGATGGAAAGTATCCAAGGTTCTTAATCTTAGATGTCTTCCAGTCAATTACATCACCGGTACCTGGTACGAAACAGTCAATGTGTGCTTTCATTCCGTTGTATTCAACTTCAGTTTCAATCAGCACATCTGGATTATCTGCTAGTGCTCGTTCAATTTCTGCGTGGATAGCAGTACCCATAATCGCAGCGAGCTTTAGTTCATTGTCATTAGTTTCAGGTTGATCGTTAAGTCGGTACCACACCTTACGGCGACAGCCACCTACCTCTGATGGACCAATCTGTACTTGTGTAGATCGTGAACGCTTTGCGTCCCCTGCACGAAGTGCAGTTAATAGTAATTCTTTTGGATCAGTTACTGTCATTGTTAGCCTTATCGTGTAAAAGGAAAGCAAGTCTACACGCTTTCCATCCCTGCTCAAACCAATAGTGTGCAGCGTATTCAGTTGTTGCCATTACTTCTCGAAACTCTGGTGCGACATACTCGTAAGTATTAAACTCCATTGTATTCAAACCCTGCATACCAGAATAATAAATCAAGGGTGATGTGGTGTTTGTCTACATTAAAACCTAAACCAATACCACTATTGCGTCCACCGTAAAAATAAAACCTGCCTATCTTCTTTTGCATAACTCCTCCTAGAGTCGTTCTTGGACTACCAACTGTAAAGGCTTGCCAGTATTAGCGTCAAGTACCGACGCAATCTCTACGGCTTTACGGGCGTGTCTCTTTGCGTAGGCTAACTCCATATCAGGTTTGACAATTGAATACAGGTAGCCAAGAGCGAGCTGACCACCAGAACCAATGCCGTACGCTCCGTGATTTGCTTGGAAAAAAGAGAGATCACAAGCAATACGAAAGATATTGCCGTTAAAAGCAATGAGATAATCAAAGCCACCATCTTTGTCCACCTTGTTGTAGTCGTAGTTGTTGTCGTTAAATGCTGTGAGAATACTTGGGATAATCTTCTTACCCATAAATTGTGCTGGTTCCTCACCACGATAGAGCGGTGGCTTCCAGTTGTACGCAAGGATATCTCCTGGTCTGGTATCACCTGATATCCCAATGAGATACTTGCCGACCTCAAGAATCTTTGGCGTACTAGTGGCTAGCGTTACTAGATTGTCCTCGGTAATCTGTGAGTCAGCTACGAGTACTGCGTAATCAATACCTTCAAGCGCCGCGATGGTTGTCATACTAGAGAGCATACCAGTCCTCGGCGTGTCGTCGCGTAGCGACACCTACTAGTCACTACAATATGAGCCGTGAGGCGAATTAAACAGGACAGGCGGCCCTCTAGGGGCCGCAGCAGCAACCGTACAGTAACCCTGCGGTTCCGTCTACCAACCCTGCCATCGTTTAGATGGCGCAGGAGTACCCTTCCTGAGCCTTTTGGGACCGATCTGCGGGGTTTAGGACCACTTCACGTGTGTCCGTGTGGCTCACAAGTATTTAATGTTATGGCGACCTTTGAAGACTACGAGCTAGTCTGGTACTTCCTTGATGCAACCTGTATTAACTGCGGCAATCTTGTAGTCGTACCGTGCCCAGTAGATAAAACGGCATAAAAAAAGAAGGCCGGTCCCCGTAGGGACCGACCTCCTGTTTGCCTCGCGCTATGGGTTACTTAGACCCACGACCAAACTCTGCAGCTTTTGGATCCAATGCCTTAAGCAGTGGACCTGCAATAGCAGCAAGTGCTGCTGATGCTAATGCCTTTGGATCTGTTACGCCTGCAAGGTACAAAGCGATTACTGATGCAATACCAGCACGTAGATATGTAGCTGCCATTGCCTTTAACTTGTTCTTATCCATTGTTACTCCTTTGGACTTGTTGGTTCTTTCTTCTTAGGTAATGGCCTGACTGCTGCCTTTACCTTTGCGACAGCCTTTGGCTTGCCCAACCAAGGGAACCAAGGGGAAGTGTCGTCTCCACATCCGTCATTGATGGAGATGTGAAGATGTTTGTTGTGTTTATTGGAACCTGTGTATTCACGGTCCCCTTCTGAGGCACGCTCTGCTGACCAGATCTTGCCTTGGAAAATAAGATACTTAACGCGCTTGTCTGCTTTTAGTTCTTCAAATATTTGGAAGCAATCAATGCCACCCAGCTTATCGTGGGTTAGGTCTACTGCATATCCAGTATTGTGATCTGAGTTAGGACTCTGACTGATGTGTGCTGCCGATGGCAGTAATCCATCCGAGGCTTTCTTGCGTAGTGGACATATCGCTGTGGCTTGTCGAAGGACAGCAATAGCGGCAGGCGTGGCTTTCTTTACAACATTCTTCATTCATTTTTCCCTCGCTGTAACATCATCTGGTAAAGGATTTCTACTTTTTCTTCCAGTCTAATGACGGAATCTTTGAGTGAACTGCCAGAGTTGGGCTTGAGTTCATTGAGGTAATGCTTAACCATCCAACGGACAGCAGCAGCAAAGCCACCGATGATTGTGCATACTGCAACAGCTACTGTTGCATAGTCTTGTGGCTGCATTAGACCGTCCTAATGGTTACTAAGAGCACTCCGCCGTAGCCAGAGAAGCGCTTATCTGAAGGGGTAGCATTTCTGAAGTCCAGCTCTTCGATGAGTCCGATATAAGACTCACCAGTTCTAAAATCTTCAACACGAATGGTGTCGCCAAGATTCTCAACAGATTCAAGTTGTGACATACGGTCATAGGCTGAGCCTTCATAACCAATCTCTACTCCAAAGTGATCTGACTCGTGGTCAAAGCAAGACAATGGATATTGGATCAATCGCTGACGTGGGATAGCAGGTAACGCCTTAATCTGGTAGCCAGTAAACAATGGACCCTTAGATGTGTCAGTAGTTGAACGAGTCAATGTGAATTGGAAGCCAAGGTATTCTTGTGCTGCCTGCGGATAACTAATGTTTACTTCTGGTACTAACGCGCCCTGTGAGAATGTACCGATACGGAAGAAGTTATCTGCATAATCAATAGAGTCTACGTATAGCCCACCATTGGTAGTATCTATACGAGCTTGCATCAACTTGTAGATCTTAAGTTCTAGTGTGTTATATCGAACATAACCTGTACGCAAGAATCCTTCTTCCATCAAGGTAGAAGCAGATTCAATGTAGATAGCACCATCTGCACCATTGCCTGCATTGCAGTAAGCAATGCGGTTAGTGTCACCAAGGAAAGCACAGGTTGTTGTGTAGTGTCCTAATGTATCTGATGGGTTGTATAAGTCCCAGGCATAAGGAAACTGTAGGTTGCCTAATGGTTGACCCATATCAATACGAGTTAGGCCCACTTGACCATCTACTCCAGTAGATGCCCAGATGTATCTATCACGGAAAGCAAAGTCATAGACAGGCTGAGTTGATTCAAAGAGTAAAGCGCCATAGGTAATAGAACCATCGAGCTGACTTGCATCTGCCATACGCATACCTTCAGAGGTACCGATAGCCATATTGCCAAGATAGTAGGAGATCTTAAATACCTTCTCGCCTACCGGTAGTTCTGCTGCTGTGATAGCACTTGTCAGTGTAGGCATAGCACCAGTAGTAGACAAGGTAAACTTGTAGATATTGGACTGAATACCTGAGTAGCCTGAGATATAGATAGCAGCACCACTAGAAGTGATGCTAGTAAAGATGTGGTCAGCGTCGGTGTGCGAATACACAGCGGTAGGCATAGATGATTGTGATGATGGGAACTCATAGACCTTATCGTTGACGCACATCACAAGACGTTCCTTGGTGTACTCAATGACAGCATTAG